CAAAACGGTTTCGAGCCTATTATTTGCAAAATCTATGTGATAAATACATTAAATTTAGACAGCAGTGCGCCGGAACGAGAATTAACATTTGAGCTTGTTCAGCCCAAAACAGACACACAATGGGTAACATTTACTTTGGGGGCGTCTAATCCATTTCAAAAACGATTTCCTCGTAGACGAATGTTGCCGAGTTGTCCCTGGGAATTTGAAGGACCGCGTTGTGGATTTGATTCCCGTACAGTATCTAGCGCAAAAGGGCCACTTCGGTGCAATAAAACATTCCAACGGTGCAAAGAACTAGGCAATGCTGCTCGGTTCGGAGGATTCTATGCGACAGGCCGCTCCGGAATTTGATGATCTGCTAGGCATCCCATTTGTTGATGGAGGGAGAAACCCGGAGACTGGTTTGGATTGTTGGGGATTATTCATGTTGGTTATGGAAAGATTTGACATTCAAGTGCCTGATTACAAACTTTCCTGCTTTGCCAGTCAAGATATACATTATGCTGCTCAAGATGCTTTAATGGATCAGTGGGAAAAAATAGATGGTCCTGGACCTGGGATTGGGGTGGTTTTGGAAATAAATCCACGCATGCCGGGAATAATCCAGCATTTTGGCGTGTGCATAAATAAATATAAGTTCATCCATACTCTTAAAAAGACTAACTCAATTATGTCTGATATTTACAACGGAATGTGGTCTAATAAAATAAAAGGCTTTTACAGATGGCAAGACCAGTAACAGTTTCATATATAAACAACATATTTGACCCTCATCGCAGTCGAGAGACACATGAGCTTGAACCGGGCAAATATGTGTCTGCTTATATTCAGGAACTCCATCCTCTGCCCACCGTAGTGGGAGATTGGACAGTAGCAGTAAATGGTCAACTTTATGACGATTACACCAATATTGTTTTGGCTCCAGATGATTCCCTGGTATTTTGCGCTACTCCTAAAGGCGGGGGTGGTGGAGGTGGAGATAAAAACCCGTTAGAAATTGTGGCACGAGTAGCGGTTATGGTTGTTGCTGCTGTTGCTACTGCTTATATGCCTCAGACTGCTCCGATATGGGCTAAGATGCTTGTAGCAACCGCAATTACAACCGCAGGTGGACTATTAATAAACTCTATTTTCCCAGTACAATCTCCTGGTTTAAGTGGCTTAAACAGTCCCCGTGATTCTATTGAAAACTCTCCAACTTATGGCTGGCAAATAACAGAAAATCCTAAACGGGTAGGCCAGACTCTCCCTGTGCTTTACGGCAAGCACAAAGTCATTCCACCGCTTTGCTCCCATTATGTAGAAACAAGGGGCAATAAACAATATTTTAACGGCCTATATGCTATTGCCGGGCATTATTTAAACGATATTACCGATATAAAGATAAACGATCAGCCCATTGACAACTACGATGAAGTCTGGATTGAACGCCGTTTTGGATATAACGAGCAAGAACCAATAAGCAATTTTGACTCGTTGCGAACAGATGTAGGTATCCAGACAAAATTTTCAACTGATTGGGTTGTTCGGCAAACTGGAGATTGTGATAGATGGGGCATAGGACTAGTTGCTCCCAGGGGAATTTATTATGCAAACAATAAAGGCGGATTAAATACACTAACTATACCAATCTATACACAGTATAGAAAGGTAGGAGATGCTACTTGGCGCGATTGGCTCGGGCACACATCATTTATCCAGTCCGGAGCATTTTTCCAAAAAGAAGGCACTTATGTTTTTTCTGTAAGAGGAACAAACCTAGCACACAAGATATTTAAAGGGGCCACAATACGCTCTTATAAAAACGGAGAAGTATATTCTGAACATAAAGTAAGAAAAACCAAAATAGATGAGCGGGTGGTTGGAACATATAGAAATTTTCACATAATTAGTAGAGAGGTGGTATACTACACCACAGAAAACATATATGAAAACTGCTCTATTGTTTATGTAACAGGCGACCCTTTACCTTCTGGGATGGACAATTATCAGTATGCTAACCCTACAACTATATCTGGTAAGCAATCATCCCCCAAGCGTTGGTTTTTCGAAATTCCCGAACCGGAAGAAGGATATGGTGCTTATGAATATCGTTTCAAATTTACAGAAGCGCCTCCTTCTAGTTCACGATACGGCTCAGAAATTTTCCTAGAATATCATCAAGAAGTTGTTGACGAGGAATTAACTTACCCCAATACAGCACTTTTGTCTGTGCGCGCATTAGCCACAGATCAACTTTCTGGGGCACAGCCCAAGATTACTTGTGTTGGCGAGCGACACACTATTTTTGAAGATAAAGCAGCAACCAATCCTGCTTGGGCTTCTATGCACATGCTTCAAGATAGCGTGAATGGCGGTGGTGTACCTATAAACAGGATAGTTGAATCAAAGTTTGAAGAATGGGCAGAGCAATGCAATAACAATAATCTTACTTGTAATATAAATTTTGATACTCCCAGAAACTTCAAAAACGCCCTGGATACCATTGGAACACTAGGTCGCGGCCAAGTAATCCAGATGGGATCTGATTTTACTTGCATAACGGATTTTCCAGATACGGCAGTACAACATTTTATATTCGGCATGGGAAATATCGAAGAAGATTCGTTCTCTGAACAATGGCTACCCATGCAAGATAGAGCTGACGAAATTGAAATCACTTATTGGGATGCTGAAGATGACTGGGAGAGAAAAACACTTACTATACAACAAGAAGATTACGATACTGCTGAGCGGGAAATAAATAGCCAGTCCATTCAGCTTGTCGGCTGTACTGATCGTAGCATGGCTGCAAGACATGCTAAAATGGCCCTAAATAAAAATAGATGGTTGACTTTAACAGCCAATTGGACTGCGGACGTTGATGCTCTTGCTTGTACAATAGGTGATGTTGTTAAGGTCAGCCATGATCTTCCACAGTGGGGATATTCTGGACGTATTATTGAGGCCGGAGTTGATTATGTTAAACTAGATAGAGAAGTCGACATTTCTGCAAGAACAGATTACGCCCTGGAAATAAAATATTCGGACGATACTACGGTAGTCAAAAATGTACACGTAGGTTCTGATACCACTACAGATACACTTTATCCAGACTCAAATTTTGACACTATTCCGGAGCAATACGATATATTCTTGTTCGGAGAACTTAATAGAACTTCACGCAAATTTAAAATCATTAACATAAGAAAATATAATGATCTTAAACGAGAAATTGAAGCTATTGAGTATGTTCCAGAAGCATATAACGACTATGCTTCTATTCCCTTGCCACCGTCTGCTGGATTGTTTGAAGTTAAAGGATTATATGTACGAGAAAGTTGGATTTCTGGCCCAGACGGTTCCGGCATATCCGTGATAGATGCTTCTTGGCGCAGCGACCAAGGTGTCACTTGGAATATTTGGTTGCGGGAAGAAGATAATGAATGGAAACTAGTCGGATCAACACAAGAAACATATTATCGAATAAGTGAACCACTGAATAGAAATAGTCTTTATACAGTTGCTGTATCTTTTGCTCGTCCTGAATTAGGCAAGCAAGAACAAGTATATATAAGAGGTAAAGAAGCCCCGCCAAGTGATGTGCAAAATTTTTACGCTTTACAGTCTGGTGGGAATATTGTCCTTCGTTGGGATCATATCCCAGACATTGACTTATGGGGTTATGAAATCCGTGAAGGTCTGAATTGGCAAGAAGGAAAAATCATTGCAAATAACATCCAAGGAAATGTTTATTCGTATGTTCCGAATAAATCAGGTGATCATAGATTTTTAATAAAAGCTAAAGATAATTCAGAAATATATTCCGTAAATGCTACTAGTTACGATATAACTGTTCTTGAGTTTGAAGGTCTAAATGTTGTACTGGAACAAGACGAAATTCCCGACAATGTATCTGATGCAGTTGACATATTTAACTACGCGTTAACAGACGACGAAAGCAAGTTGATTTGGCTGCCTGGGGCTAATGATACACATTTTGCTAACGCAACCGATCAAGATACACGGTTGACAGATTATGAAGGAGACGTTGATCTTGGATATTATACGTCTAAAGTTTTTGATTTAACTGCAATAGTCAATTTTACACTGCGTCTTAACGCAGAATATAAAGCAACTATTGTTAACGTAACCGATCAGACATACCCAGATAGAGTAGATACAACATACCCACAAGACACAGATACGTCTATAACTAGCTTGAGTTTCCCCGTACTTTATTATAGAATATCAGACGATAATATAAATTGGTCAGATTGGCAAGAATATAAAGAACCGACGCAAACAGTTGGCAGATATATACAACTTAAAGCCAGCATGGATATTGATTCAGACCAGGTAGAATTTTATTATAATCAAATATCAACTATTGCAGATGTCCCGGATAAGATAAGTGACAAACAGGATGTTACAATATCTTCTTCCGGGGAGACTTTTGACCTTTCAACAGATTTTGGAGTAACAATTTTAGTTAAATATACAGTTTCAACAGAAACTTTAGGGACTGCTCCTAAATACCCAGTAATAGATAAAAGAACGGGAGAATTTGATGTCATGTTGTACGATCATAATGGAAGCGCGACTTCTGGAAACGTAGATTTAACAGTGAGGGGGTTTTAAAATATGTCACAGACATTTAATAGCCTTGAAAGTGGAGTCACTAAATTCGGCGACTTGTATTCTATCTTGAATAATAACTTAGACGCATTGCGTTCTGCTTTCGCCGGAACAAGTTTTCCTTCTAATCCAACAAATCCGCAAATATGTGTCAGAACCGATTACAGCCCATATCGCGTATTTTTATACGACGGGAGTGATTGGAATGATCTCACGGATCATTTACCGGAATTCGTGGCATTACAAGCAGCAGTAGAGGCTGCAAAAGGATCAGCTTCTACACTACGAGATTACCTTACTGTTGCTCATAATGACGATGGTACGCTTAAAAGTGATGCCCCTGCCGGTAGCTGGTGGATGAATGATGCTAATTTCGTCGAGCAAATTACATCAAATCAATTTACTACTTCCGGAGACAGAACAAATCTTTATGTTGTTAACCGGGCAATACAGGCCACACAAACAGCCGTAGAATATGGATATGCGGCTGAATCTAGTTACGATTCTGGCTCTGATTTAACCACGGTGACCGTTACTGATGTTACCCTTGAAAGTGGTTTGTCTGCTATTAGTTATGGTCAGGCGACAAATAACGTGCCAGATATCGAAAGTGTAATTGGAGGCACACTTAATGACTCTGGAACTGGCACTACTGATCTTTGGAGTGCAGACAAAATAATTAGTTATGGTCAGGCGACAAATATCGATTATGACAACACGGACAGCGGGTTGACAGCAGAGAATGTCAAGACAGCGCTTGATGAATTGAAAAACGCTGTCAATATCGATTATGACAACACGGACAGTGGGCTTTCGGCCACGAACGTCCAAGGGGCGATTGATGAGGTAGGGTCGGCACAGATTATAGCCACTGCTCCAGCTCATTATGAAAGAGATGTTAAATGGGCAGTAAAAGGAAATTCAACTGCTGCTGAAAGATACACATTAGTTAGTCCTAGCTACCTAACTGTAAATATCAATAAATCAGGATATGTGCTAAACTCTGCATTAGAGCTTGATTTATCTGATGCTTCAAATTGGGACGATACAACTACCACGGATTGGACAGTAGCGAGTAATCGGGCAGGTAAAGATTTTTATGTTTATGCTTGCACTCCAGCTTCGGGAACTGATCCTGATTTTATTTTGTCAGCTAACTTAACTATTCCTGATTCTATCCCATCTGGAGCTACTCCTACAGAGGACAATACTCGGAAAATCGGCGGATTTCATTGCCTCTGCGCGGATGTGGGCACCATCAGCGGGAACGATATGTCCGGATACGTCGCCGGAGATATTTTGCCGCAGTCGGTTTGGTGTCTTAACCACCGCCCCGAGCCCGAGCCGGAGGGAATGGTCTACGATCCGGGCACCGGCAAGTGGGCAGACATTTATCTGGCCAGCGTACAAAGTGGTGATCTGGGCAGCGTCAACGGAGCGACTACCGCTGATGGCGATAGTGACGAGGCGTTTCACTGGTACAAATTCGACCAATGGCTCAGGCGCATCAAAAAGCGGTTCCCGTTTCAGGGGGAATTTGTTTCGTTGTCGCTCGGCTCCAACCAGGGCACGAACATAGATGGCGGGGCCGACCCCGGCACCACCGGTGGGCACAGTGATACTGCCGGGCGGCGCATGATTTCTAACATCGGCTGCGAAGATTGCTGCGGCGTCCTCTGGCAGTGGGGCATCGAAGGCGGAGCAACCAACGACGTGGGTTCCTCGTGGTCAGACGCGTTTGATAGCAATGACAGCGATGTCGGTGGTCAGCACTATGAGGCACCGAACCGGCCCCGGTTCGGCGGCGGTTGGGACTATGGCTCGATGTGCGGTTCGCGCGGTTCGGCTTGGAATCCTTCGCCGCTCGATCTGCATGCGACTTACGGGGCGCGCGGTGTCGCGGAGCCGTTAAAACGCAAATAAAGAGGCCACTTAATATGCTAACTAAAGAAGATAAAATACAAGACGCCATAATAAATTGGATTGGAGTTATATCAGTCGTAGGCTCCGTTTTCGGCATCTCTTATT